TAGTTGAACTACTCGAAAAGGGAAAATATACAAGGATGTTCGTCATCGTGTCACTCTTATGTTATAAGAAGAATTAACCCAAACTAGAGATTGAGCCTAGCAAACAACTATCTAGGAAACCATATAAATATTGGTACAGTATCTATTAAAGATACTAGAAATCCCCTTTATTTATATTTTTTACACTACTTAATAGGTAGTGTACTGATGATATATAAAAAAACGAGTGAGGAAAGGTTTTCATTCTAGGCTTGTTTTCCATGAGTAGTTTGAATCTATAGAAATCCAATATATCATTAGTACAGTGCTTATTATAAAGTATTCAAATAATAAAAGAAGGTGGATAATATGAATATAGAGCAATTGAATGAAATATTCAAAGAAGTAGATGAGAATAAAAAGAAGATAGTTCAATCAATGTTTGATGATTTTATTCATGAACAAGACCTGCTAGAAAAACTAAAACCACAAATAAAGGCAGTTGAACAGCCTAAAAATCAAAGAGAAGCCGAAAAATTAAAATACTTTACAAAAATATATAGTGATACATCACAAAGGCATGATAGCAAAATTAAAATAATGTTATCTACTCTAAGCAAATTTGAAGGCGATGAAGAAAATCCAATTGCAGCATGGATTAGAGAGAAGTCTGAAAGATGAATTGTCTAGAGGAATATAGATACAAAGCAAAAAAAGGTGAAATCATAGTAGGAAGAGAAATGATGACTGGTTTAGACAAGTACTATAAAGAATTGTCTGATGAAAGATATTACTATGATACAAGTGATTATGAACTTAGAAGTGAGTTTATGGAAAACTTTATCAAATTAACTAAAAGTCCTTTCTATGGTAAACCTATGCAATTAATGTTATGGCAAAAGGCTTTTCTTGAAACCTTATATTCTTTTAAAAGAAAAGATACAGGGTTGAGAAGATTTAAAAAAGCAATATTGCTAATAGCACGAAAAAACACCAAATCAGAAACTTGCAATGCAATTGGAGATTGTGAATTAATGTTAGGAAATTCTGGTTCTGATATAGTTTGTAGTTCCAATGATGATAATCAGGCAAATATCTTGTTTGATGGTATGAATACTATGAGGGAAATGTTTGATCCGAAAGGAGAAATAACTCATAAGAACTTGCAATTTATAAAAAACAAATTAAATGGCAGCAAGATATTCAAGTTATCAGATAGAACCAGAAACAAAGAAGGAAGAAATATAGATTTTGCAATTGTAGATGAAGTTCATGAAATGAAAGACAATATAATTGTTAAATCAATAGAAACTTCTCAATCAACAAAAGATGAACCATTATTAATATTAATTACCACAGAGGGATTTGTTTATGATGGATATTTAGATAAAGAATTAAAATATGCTAGACAAGTCCTAAATGGAGAAATAGAAGATGATACATATTTAGTTTGGTTGTATACACAAGATAGTGAACAAGAAGTATGGCAAGATGAAAAAAGTTGGTATAAATCTAATCCAACTCTAGGAATAGTTAAGAAGTTGGATTATTTAAGAGACCAATTAAATAAGGCTAGATATTCAACAGAAGATAGGGCTTTTGTTTTGGCAAAAGACTTTAACATAAAACAAAATGCTACTCAAATGTGGCTTATGGATAGTGATTATACATATATCCAGGAAGAATCACAATTAGCAGATTTTAAAAATTGTTATTGTTTTGGAGCGGTAGACTTATCCCAAACAACAGACTTATCAAATGCAAAAATATTATTAATGAGACCTAATGATAATAAAAAGTATATCTTTAGTAAGTATTTTATTCCTCAAAGCAAATTACAAGATAGTAGCGATAAAGAAGCAGGAGCAAAATATGAAGAATGGGCAAGAGATGGTTTATGTGATATTCATGAAGGAAATGCTATTGACTTAGCAAAAATAGCAGAGTGGTTCAAGAGCCTTTATACAGACTATGGAATAATGGTTTACAAGTTAGGATATGACCAACGATTTGCAAAAGATTTTTTGGAGACTATGAAAAGTTATGGATATAACAAGGGCGAAACTTGTGAAATGATTAACCAAAGTAAATATGTAATGAGTGTTCCTATGAAAATGGTTGAAGCAGATCTAAAAAGCCAATTAATTCATGGTTTAAATGATATGGATAAATGGTGTCTATCAAATACAAGTTTTGAAATAGATGGACAACAAAACATAATGCCTATAAAGGTAACTGCTTCAAAGAGAATTGATGGAGCAGTAACATTAATTATCTTATATGCAATATTTATGAGATATAGAAATGATTATATGAAGTCTTTAAAGTGAGGTGAACAAATGGGATTATTTGATAAATTAAAAATAAGGGTAACAAACAAAGTATTACAATGGGCTAGTTCAATAAGAGGATATGCACCTTCATTTTCTCAATTTGGCGAAGATATTATGAATGATGATACTGTATTAACTATTGTAAATAGGATATTAAATGAGTATTCAAAATTAAATCCTAGACATATAAGAACAGTGGAAGGTAAACAAGTTAAAGTATCAGATAATAATATTAATAATTTATTAGAATTTCCAAATAATTTAATGACAAAATCAGATTTTATAAGGAAGATAGCATTTTTAAGAGAAACTTATGATAATGTGTTTATCTACCCATCTTATGATTTATATTATAATAAAAAAACTGGGGTTACTAAAAAGGTATATACAGGATTATATCCATTGCAACCTAGAAAAGTAGATTTTTATGAAGATGAAAGTAGTAAAATTTATGTTGAATTTCAACTTCCAAATGGAGAATATTCAGGAAAGATACTATATGATGAGGTAATTCATTGGAGGAAAGATTATGGTATCAATGAATATATGGGTGGAGATGAAAGTGGTGTTCCAAATAATAGTGCTTTATTAAGGCATTTGCAATTGAATGATAAACTACTTCAATCTACATTTAAAACAGTAGAAGGTTCATTAACTATAAATGGAGTTTTAAAGTATGGTGGATTAATTAATTCAGAAGAAAGAGAAAAATCGAGATTAGATTTTGAAAAAAAATTAAAAGAAAATCAAAGTGGAATTATTGCATTGGATAGTGGTGGAGATTATATTCCAATACCATTTAATGGTAAATTAATTGATAAAGACACATTAGAGTTCTTTAAAAAAACAATAATGCAACATTATGGGGTTAGTGAAGCAATATTAAATGGAGATTATAGTAATGAGCAAAAAGAAGCATTCTATGAAACAGTATTAGAAAGCGGAGTTATTAGTTTAGGACAAGCATTTAGTAGAGTATTGTTAACACCATTTGAAAGAAGTAATGGAAATACAATTATATTCTACACAAATAGAATACAAATGATGAATGCAGACAAAAAGATAAAACTAGCAGAGGTATTATTGCCAGTTCAAGGTTGTACACCAAACGAAATAAGAAGTTGGTTTGGTGAAGCACCAATTGATGGTGGAGATCAAACATATCGCTTCTTAAATTGGGTATCAAGTGATATAGCAAACGATTATCAAATGAAAACGATAAATAAAAACAATAATGCTTCAAATAGTGAATATAATAACAATGATGATACAAATAATGATACTATAAAGGTAGGTGATAACAATGAAGAATGATAAAGAAATGAGAAATGTTGAATTTAGAGCAACAGAAGAAGAAGGAAAAATGATTTTAGAGGGTTATCCAGTTATATTTAATCAAGAAACTTTAATAGGTGATCCTGAATGGGGTTGGTATGAAGTTATTGACAAAAAAGCACTAGATGATGCTGACTTATCAGATGTACCTTTAAAATATAATCATGGTGATGCTAAAGGAATTTTAGCAAGAACTAGAAATGGAAGTCTTAAACTAACTATTGATAATAAAGGTTTAAAGATGAGAGCAGAATTAATAGATACAACAGATAATGTTGATATTTATAAATGTGTTAAGAGCGGTTTACTTGATAAAATGAGTTTTGCTTTTAATGTTATTGAGGATAATGTAGAGCAAAAAGCAGGAGAAACACCAAGAAGAACTATTACAAAAATTGGTAGATTGTTTGATGTAGCAGTAGTAGATTTACCAGCATACGATCAGACTTCTATATACGCAAGGAGTAAGGAAATTGTTGGAGAACGATTAAGAAACTTGCAACCATCACTGGAGAGTGATGAAGCAGTATTGGAGAATGCTGAAGATAGGGCTAAGGAACAATTAGAACTAGAAAAATTAAAATTTCAAATTCTATATGAGAAAGGAGAATAAGAATGAAAGAGTATTTGGAAAAAGTAATCAATGCAAAAACTAAAGAAGCAGAAGATATTAGAGCAGAAGTAAAGAAATCAGAAAGTGCTGATGAAGTTAGAGCATTAGGTGAAACATTAGAAAAAGTTCTTGCTGAATTAAGTGATGCTAAAGAACAATTAGCAAAATTAGAAGAACAACCTAGTGAAGAGCCAAAAGATGAAGAGCCTAGAGCAGATGAAGAGCCAAAAGATGAAGAACCAACATCAGAAGATGATGATAATAAAGAGGAACAAAAGGCAGAAGATGAAGATGATGATGAAGAACCAACATCAGAAGATGTCAAGAGATCTGCTGACTGGGAAAAAGTTGATGCTAACAACTTAAAGAAAGTAGCAAGTTTTGAAGAAAGAGGAGGAAATAAAATGAACGAAAAAGAAGTTAGAAAACAACAAGAATTAGTTGAAAAAAGAGCAAAAGACCTAATTGAAGGTAGAGCAATCACAGTTGCAAGTTCTGATATTTTGTTACCAAAACATCAATCAAGTGATTTAGCAACTGCACCATTCAGACAAGTTTCAAGTTTTGTTGATTTAACAAAAATGAAGAACTTACAAGGTGGTGAAAGTTATGAAGAGCCATTTGTAAAATCTTATGGAGAAGGTGGAGAAACAGCAGAAGGAGCAGACTATACAACTGCTGAAACTGAATTTGGAAATGCAGAAATTAACAAAGTTAAAATTACTGCTTATGCTGAATTTAGTGAGGAAACTGAAAAGTTACCTGCTGCTGATTATGAAGCAGAAATTAGAAAAGGTGTAGAAGTAGCACTTAAAAAGAGATTAGCATATAACCAAATTTGTGGTGCTGGAACATCTAATACATTTACTGGTATCTTATCTACTGCTGATAACAATGTTTGTGTACTTACATCAGATGATTTAACAATCAATAAATTAGACCAAGATACATTAAATACAATCATCTTTAATTATGGTGGAGATGAAGAAGTAGAACAAAAAGGAGTTCTAGTATTAAATAAAGCAGACTTACTTGCATTATCATTAGTAAGAAATGATGTAGGAGATCATGCTTATAAAATTGATTTAAATAACCAAACAATCAATACTGTTCCATATGTAATTAATAGTAATTGTAAAGCATTAAGTGCAACAGCAACAACTGCTGGACAATATACTATGTTCTATGGTATTCCACAACACTATACAACTGCAATCTTTAGTCCAGTTGATATTAAAAAATCTTATGACTACCAATTCAAGAAAGGTATGGTTGCTTACAAAGCAGTAGTGTTTGCTGGTGGTAATACAACTTCTTACAGAGGCTTCATGAGAATTAAAAAAGGTGGAACTACACCAAGTGCATAATTGAGTATTCAAATAGTAAAAAGTAGGTGAACATATGAAAAAAGTTATATTACTTCAACATTATTTTAATGAAGTGGGTGGCATAGAAACATTTATAATAAACTTTTGTAAGACTTTTGGTAATCAATATGATTTAACATTAGTTTGTAGAAGTATAGATTATGAAAATGCACTTATTGTTGGAGAGTATGCAAATGTCATATGTGATCCTACTGAAACTATTGAATGTGATATATGTATTGTTACAAGTGTGCTAGTCGATGAGGAAGTATTCAAACATATTAGATATAAAGAGATTTACCAAATGATACATTCTGATTGGACTGAAATGAAAAAATATTGGAACTTAAAGCAAAAAAAATATGATGAAAATACTAAATACATATCAGTAAGTGAATGTGCTAGACAATCATATCTAAATGAATATGGAATAGATAGTGTAGTTATACCAAATATAATTACAACTGATAAACCAATTAAGATATTAAGAATATTGTCTATGACTAGACTATCAGTAGAAAAAGGATATAAACGAATGTGTAAACTATGTGATTTATTTGATAAGTATAATGTGCCTTATATATGGGATATATATGGAACTAATCCAGTTGGAGTAAAGCCATATGGCAACATGATACTACATAATTCTATTAAAAGAGGAAACAAATTAATGACTGGTTATGATTATGTTTGTCAATTATCCGATACTGAAAGTATGTGTATAACTATGTATGAATCATTAATGCAAGGAGTTCCAGTATTAGTAACACCATTTCCAAATGCAAAAGAGGAAATAAAAGATGGTGTTAATGGTTATATCTTACCATTTGATATGAATATATCAGAGAAAGATATATATAATATCTATCAAAAAATACCTAATAAAGTATCCTATAAACAGCATGGAATTGAGGAATTATGGAAAGACATATTAAAATAATAGTTACTATTAGCAAGTATTTTGACATAGTTCTAAAAAGAGATGTTTATTTAGGAGAAATAATAGAGGTAGATAGAGATAGAGCAATAAAAATATGTAAGTTAGGATATGCAAAAATATATTCTATTACAAAGGAGTGATTAACCAATGGATGAGCAAGAGTTATTAATCAAATTGAAAAAGTCTTTGAGAATTACAGGAGATTATCAAAATGATACTCTATTACAACTTATATCAGAAGTAAAAGAAGATATGAAGGGAATGGGTGTATCAGAACAAGTAGTTAATAGCAAATCATCCATTGGTGCTATTACTAAAGGTGTATGGGATAAAGATAATCTTCACGAATATTCTCTAGACTTTGAAAAACAAATTATAAGGTTAAGAGAAAAAAGGTGATAAATTATGTCTTATATGCCAAATGAAATAAAACAGTTAAATACACCAATGAAACTTCTTATTGTTGATAAATATGAGAAGAAGAATGGTGTATCTAAGCCAATTTATAAGAATGCAATTGATCCAATTATCTATTGTAACTTTAAAACTTTTGGTGGTACAGAAAGAACAGAAAATGATAGATATATTATTGAAGATACTGCAAATATAGTAACTTGGTTTAGACCTGATATAAAAAGTGATTGCTTATTAGTTAGATTATCAGACAATGCAACATTTGAAATTCTAAACGAGCCAGAAGATATAGACCAAATGCACCAATATCTTAAATTTAAAATTAAAAGAAATAAAGGTAAAGCATAATGGCTAAAAAAAAGTTTAGTTTAGAATTTGAAGGACTTGAAGATATGATAAAACAATTTTCTGATTTAGGAGCGGACATAATTCCAGTAGGAACTAAAGCATTAGAAGCAAGTCATGATTATATAACACCATTAATCCATGAAAAAGTTGTTAAATCAAATTTGCCAGCAAAAGGTAAATATTCAAAAGGACAATCCGAAAGACAAATCATTGATGATAAAAATGTTGAATGGAGTGGATTTAATGGAACTATTGATATTGGTTTTAGTTTAGATGAAGGTATTACACCAATATTTCTAATGTATGGTGGAAACTATAGTAATCCAGTAAAAGGATTAAAGAGTACTATTTATGGAACTAAAACTAAAGAAGAACTAGCAAAAATTCAAGAAGAAGTATTTGCTAAAGAGTTAGATAAGGTGATGAATAGTGGAAGATAAATTAGTTAGTGTATTGGAAAGTCTAAAATTAAGTCAAGAATTTGATGTTATTCTTCAAGGTACTCTATCAAAAGAAGATCCTGAACCTGAAAACTATTTTAGTTATTGGTGCTGGGATAATGCTAGAGGAGAAATATATGATAATCAACATAATAAAAATGATATTGGTTATCAAATAAATGCTTATAGTACTGATAGAACATTTTTATTAGAGATGACTGATAAAGCAATTAAAAAATTAGAAGAAAATGATTTTATTATCACTGATGATCCAACAGATGTTGCTAGTGATAATAAAACACATACAGCAAAAATGTTTGATGTATATTTTATAAAAAAGAAGGAGGAATAAAATATGAACCAAATAGCAGAATATAGAGGTTGTGAAAATCTTGTAGCAGCATTAGTATCAAAAGATGATGCAACTGGTTATGAAACTGGAGAAGTTTTTAGTATAGCAGGACTTGCAGAAGTTGGAGTTACAACTGAACAAGGTAGTGAAACTAAATATTATGACAATAATCCAGCATTAGTTTTAAAAGGTGTAGGAGCAGAAACAAGAACATTTACAATAGACCATTTAACAAATTCAATGTTAGCAAAATTAACAGGACAGCAAATTGATACAACAACTGGTGCTATTCTAGGTGGAGGAGATGGAGTTACTAATCCTTACTTTGCAGTTGGTTATGTTAGTGAAACAACAGATGGAGTTAAGACTTATAAATGGGCTTTAAAAGGGACTTTCCAAATACCAGATGAAACTAACACAACTAAAAATGCTGGAACAGATTCAAACAATATGTCTCTAGTATATACAGGTATTGCAACAACTCATAAATTCACAAACGGTGGAAGAAAAGTTTATGTTGCATTAGAAGATACTAAAGATGATGGAACTAAATTAGATTTATCTGATTGGTTTGAAAAAGTGCAAACACCTGATACTCTTTCATCATTTGCACCAACACCAAGTGCATAATTGAGTATTCAAATAGTAAAATAAGTGGGGACAGTGGAATATTACATTTTCATATAATACCTTATCTTATATGAATTACCCACAATCTAATTTTTGATAAGGAGGAAAATAAAATGAAATTAGAATTACAAATACCAAAAAAAGAAAATAAAAGAGAAATAGAAAAGACTTATACAGCAGAAGGATATGATTTACCTTTTGGAGTTATTGACAATATTTTAAATACATTAGATTTTGACAAGTTAGGCGAAGGAGAACTTGATATGTCTTTAGGTATGGCTATCTTAAAAAATCTAAAAGAAGTTAAACCTTTAATGTTAGATATTTTTGAAGGATTAACAGAAGAAGAATTAAGTCGTGTGGCAACTTCTAAATTAGTTCCAATCATCTTCAAAATATTTGTCGAAACTAAAAATCAGTTAACTGCTGAAATAAAAAACGTGATGGGGGAACACAAGTAAAAAGTGTTCCCATTTCTCTATCTATGTTTGGAATTATTGATAGTTTATGTCAAAGATATTATTCTTTAAATCCTTTTATTATATGGAATACACCAAGTGGAGAAGTATTCAAATTAATAAGAAGAATACAAAGAAGTAATAACTATAAAGAGGAAAACAACATTGAACCTAACAATGTTCAAAATAATAATTCAACTTACAGAAGAAATGTTACTGGAAAGAGGGGTACTGGAGGTTGGATCTAACAAGGAGGTGATTGTATGGCAAAAGCAAAAGAAGTAACAACAAAGTTTAGAGTTGATTTGTCGGATTTCAAGAGTGGCATTCAACAAGCAAATAGTCAAATAAAACTGGCGAATGCAGAGTTTAAATCGGCTAGTGCTGGTATGGATGATTGGAGTAAAAGTTCTGATGGTTTATCTGCAAAAATAAAACAACTAAATAGTGTTTTAGATGCTGAAAAGAAGAAATTAAGTAATTTAGAAAATCAACAACAAGCAACAGTTGAAATGGAAAAAAAGGCTGCAAAAGCCAAAGCCGATTTAGAAAAGAAAATAAAAGAACAAGAAGAAGCACTTAAAGACTTAATCAAACAATATGGCAAAGAAAGTAAAGAAGTAAAAGATGCTGAAAAAAGTATTGCGAATTTAAAAGAAGAACATAAGCAAGCAAGTAAAGCACAACAAAATCATTCAAAAGCAATTACTGAAAATACCATTAAGATTAAAAATCAAGAAGCAGCAGTAAAGAAAACAGAAAAAGAACTTGATGGTTATGAAAACTCTTTAGATGATGTTACAAAATCAGAAAAAAAGGCTGCTAAAACTGGTAAGTCAGTTGAAGATAGTTTAAAAGGAATAGAAAAAAGTGCTGATAAGACAGAAGGAAGTTTATCAAAACTATCTAAAGGATTAGGAAGTATTGCAAAGGCAGGGTTAAAAGGTCTAGGTGCAGGTGTTACAGCACTTGCAGGTGGATTTCTAGCAAGTGGAGCAGCCAGCCAAGAATTTGTAGAAGATATGGGTAAACTTGAAACCGCATTTACAACTTCTGGACATAGTGCCGAAGCAGGAAAAAAAGCCTATGAAGGTATGGTTGGTATTCTTGGAGAAACTGATCAATCAGTAGAAGCAGTTAACCATTTGGCAAAACTCACAAAGAATGAAGAAGAACTTGCAAAATGGACTGATATAGCAGCAGGTGTTTATGCAACATTTGGTGATTCATTACCACTTGAAGGATTAACAGAAGCAGCCAACGAAACAGCAAAAGTAGGACAAGTAACAGGACCACTTGCAGATGCACTTAATTGGGCTGGAATAAGTGAAGATGAATTTAATGAAAAATTAGCAGCATGTAATTCAGAACAAGAAAGAGCAACATTAATTACTGAAACTCTAAACAGTACTTATGAAGAAGCAGCAAAAAAATATCAAGAATTGAATGCTGATTTGATTGCTTCAAGGCAAGCCACCAGTGATTTTAATTCTGCAATGGCAGAAGTAGGAAAAGTAGCAATGCCAATCAACACACTAATAAAACAATTTGGTGCTGATTTATTAAATTCTTTAGTTCCTGGACTTAAAGAAGCAGGAGAAGGTTTAAAAGGCTTATTTGCTGGAACAGAGGGAGCAGAAGAACAATTAAAAAATGGTATTCAAAAAGTTATTGATGGCTTGCTAGGAAAAATAACAGAAGCACTGCCAAAGATATTACAAGTTGGAGTTCAAATAGCAACATCTTTAATTCAAGGTATAGTTCAAGCATTGCCAAGTGTTTTAACTACTATAATGGGCTTGATACCACAAATAACTGGAAGTCTATTAGGTATGTTACCAATGCTGGTAGATGTAGGAGTTCAATTGATTGCCAGTTTGTTACAAGGTTTAGGATCAATGATACCACAAATTGTTATTCAAATAGTGGAAATTATACCTAAAATTGTAGATACTTTAATTCAAGGAATACCTATATTAATAGAAGCAGCCATCAGATTTTTTATGGCAATAGTACAAGCAATTCCAACAATAATACAAGCACTAACTGCTGCTATTCCACAAATAATACAGACTATAATAGATGGATTAATTCAAGGAATACCTATGTTAATTCAAGGTGCTATTAAATTATTAAATGCAATAGTACAAGCAATACCAACAATAGTTCAACAATTAAGTAAAGCATTGCCACAAATAATCACAACAATAGTAAATGGTTTAACTAAAGCAATTCCAACATTACTTAATGCTGCCATTGAATTGTTTTATGCAATAATCGAAGCAATTCCAATAATCATTAATGCACTTGTACCGCAAATACCAAATATAGTTCAAAGCATTGTAAATAAGTTGATAGAATTGATACCTGTTTTATTGCAAGGAGCAGTTCAATTATTTACAGCAATACTTAATGCAATTCCTATAATAATTCAATCATTAATTCCTATGATACCTTCAATTGTAATGGCTATTGTAAATACACTTTTAAATAATATACCAACACTAATTAATGCAGCAATAACATTATTTATGTCTATTTTAGAAGCAATTCCAACTATTGTAGTTGCACTCGTTAAGCAAACGCCAAAAATTATTAAGGCTTTCTTTACAGGTTTAAAAAATGCTATTACCAATATTAATTGGGGAGAATTAGGAAAAAATATTGTAAATGGTATTTTAAGCGGATTTAAAAATATAGGAAAGAATATTTGGAATGGTGTTAAAAATGTAGGTAACTCAATAAAAGATGGATTTAAAAGTTTCTTTAAAATTAAATCTCCATCAAGAGTTATGGCTGATGAAATAGGTAAATATTTAACTATGGGTATTAGTGAAGGTGCTATTGATGAAGTTGATGATGCTAAAAAAGATATAAATAAAGCATTAAGTAAAATGGTTAATCAGATTAATCTTCCAAGTTTAAATTTAAATGCAAATGTATCTGGGACAAATCAAAATGCTAGTGTTTCAAATAGTGGAACAGTAAATAATTATTATAGTTTCAATCAAACAAATAATTCACCAAAACCATTAGACAGATTAGAAATTTGGAGACAGTCTAAGAATTTATTAAATTCAAAAGGAGGTAGTTATGTATAAATTAATAATTGAAAATTCAAAAGGTGAGCAGTTAAGACTTACTCAAAATGAACAGAACTATGTTATTTCAAGAATTGATGGACTAACTCCTCCTGCTGCCTCTATTTCACAAGTTGATAATATTGGTGATGGTGCTGAAATAACACATGAAAGAACTGGAACTAGAAATATAGTTATTGATATGTGTATTAAAGGCAATGTTGAAGAAAACAGAATCAATTTATATAAGTATGTTAAAAATGGAAAATACCTAAAAATTTATTTTGAAAATGAAAATAGAAATGTATGGATAGATGGAAATGTTGAAAGTTTAACAATAGATCAATTTCAAATGCTAACAACTTGTCAAATATCAGTTCTATGTCCTGATGTGTGGTGGAAAGATGTAGAAGAAATGATTAATAGTATAGATACTGTTAAAGGTAATTTCTATTTTCCATTTTACAGAGTTAATCCTGAACCATTTAGTACATATGAAACTATACAAATATTAAATTTAATAAATAAAGGCGATATTGCTAGTGGAATGGAAATTGAAATCTTTGCAAGAGGAACTATAGTAAATCCTATGATTTATAACAGAGAAACAAAAGAATTTATAGGTCTAGGAACAGCAGAAAAACCATATATACTTCAAAGTGGAGATAGAATAATCATAACGACATATACAAATAACAAGAAAATTAAATTGATAAGAAATGCAGTAGAAACAAATGTATTCAATTACTTAACTCCTAACAGTAAATTTTTACAGGTAGGAGCGGGAGATAACATATTTACTTATTCTGCTACTAGTGGAAATGAATATATAAGTATATCATTCAAACACTATTCAAATTATGAGGGTGTTTAGTATGGAAATTATTGTAGCAAATAAAAATTTTGAAAGATTAGGGCTAATAGATAATGCAAGTGTTATTTGGGCTAGTAGATATTATAAAGCAGGCGAATTTGAATTATATATGGCACTAACACAAGATAAATTAGATTTAATATTAAATGGTTACTATATCATCAGAGATGATGATGAAGATAATGTAGGTGTTATTGAAAAAATACATCTTGAAAATGAACCAGAAACAGGAGATATGATAACTGTAACTGGAAGGTTTGCTAGTGGTAAAGTCTTAGGCTCTAGAGTAGTATCTCAACAAACACAATTATATGGAAATATGCAGGATAACATAAGAAACTTGGTTTATATCAATGCAATCAATGCAAATAATCCTAAAAGAAATATTAGTTTTCTTGAATTAGGAAATATAGATAGTTCTATTACTGAAAAGATAGAAATGCAAATAACAGGAGCAAATTTATTAGAAAAGATAGAAGAAACTTGTGAAGCAAATGGTTTGGGTTTTAAAATGCCTTTACGAAATGGAAAATTATATTTTGAAATGTACAAAGGTGTAGACAGATCCTATAACCAAACTAAAAATTCTTGGATAGTTTTTTGTGATGAATACGATAATTTAAAAAAATCAGAATATGATAATGATGTAAGTACTTATACTAATTATGCTTATGTTGCTGGCGAAGGAGAAGGCTTAGCAAGAAAAATAGTAGAAGTCTATAATACAAGTTCTGAACCTTCTGGAATTGACAGAAGCGAAATTTGGGTGGATCAAAGAAATATAAGTTCTAACAATGAAGATATAACCGAAACAGAATTAGAAAATCAAATGAAAGATGAAGGACTAGATAAATTAACATCAATAACAGTTGCTTTTGCTGGAGAGGTTATATTAAAAGGATTTAAATATAAGGAAGATTTCAAATTAGGCGATATTGTAACCATCAAAAAAGAAAGTTGGAATGGTATATACATAAATGCAAGAATAATTGAAGTTATAGAGAGTGAAGATCAAAATGGAAAAGTTATAACATTAACTTTTGGAATATAGGAGGTGTTCTAAATGGAAAAGAATTTAAAAGCAGGCTATTTTAATGCAGTGATGACAGATAATACACCAGATAGAGTTTACAATGCAGAAGATGTAAACGAAAGATTTAAAGGTTTAGTATCAGAAAATGGAGTTTTTGCAACTGTATCTAATGCTTGTCAAGTAGTTCCTAGTACTAGTGGACTTAAAGTAGTTGTTAAGTCTGGTAGAGGATATGTTGACAATCATTATTTTGAAATTGAAAGTGATACTGAAATTACACTAACAGCAGCGGATGTAATTTTGGATAGATACGATGCAATAGTAATAAGAAAAAGTTCAAGTGCTAGAAATGTAATATTAACAGTTAAAGAAGGTACATTGGCAACCAATCCAACATATCCAACGATCACTAGAACAAATGATGTTACAGAAATATTTTTGGGATATGTAAGGGTTAGTAAAAATGCAACTTCAATATCTGCTGCAAATATTACTGATACTAGACCAAATAATGATGTTTGTGGTTGGATAACAGGTTTAATAAACCAAATGGACACAACAACATTATTTACTCAATATCAAGCAGCACAAAATAGTTTTATTGATAATCAAACAACAGAATTTAATGATTGGTTTGATGATATTAAAGATACAGTAGCAGCAACAAGTTTATATAGAGAATATCAAGCAGTATATAGAAGTAATACAGTGGGGCAAACAGTTATAACTATACCTGCTTCAATCAATTATGTACATAATGGCTTAGATGTTCTTAATGTATTCATAAATGGAATGAGACTATTAAAAGATGTTGAATATACAATCAATAGTACTGGAACAGCCATAACATTAACAACTCCTCTTGATGTAGCAACACAAGATGTAGAATTTGTTAACAAAAAATCAGTAAGTGGTACAGCAGCAGAAAGTGTAGTAGTCCAAGTTGAAGCATTAGAAGATAAAGTTGATAAATTAGCAAGTTGCAGTTATATAGCAACTGGTTCTAATGACAATATAGCATTATCAAATATAGTAAAAAGTTTCTTAAATGGAACAGGAGATTATTCAAGTGTAGCAGATAATGCTTCAATGAAAATATCAGTAAGTGGATCTTTAGGAGCGGATACATTAATAGAAAATCAAATGGTATTTGATTTCAATAGTACAGGGACTTCTAATAGAAGTGTCATATTAGATTTTGGTAATGCAACTATTAATATACCAGCAAGTCCTTCAACTACTCAAAGTATATTTGCAGTGTTTAATTGTGAGGGAGACATAACAATAGAAAATGCAAATATAAAAATTGGTACATATAATGCCACTACTATTTATGGATTTCATGGTGGAGGAAATGTAAAAGTTAGAAATAGCAAAATAAACATTGATAATGCCACTGCCTCTACTCTTTATGGAACTTGGGGGTGTCAAGAATTATCAAATTCAATAGTTACTGTACATGGAGGTACTGCAAGTTATATGTCTCAATATGGTACTTATAGTACATGGAATGTATTATTTAATACAATAACAGCCACTGGAAAATCAAGTAAAAGTATAAATTCTTCAGGTGTAGTTGTTGGAAATGAATATTATGGAACTATTGATGCTGGTACTGCAGAATTAGATATAGGAAATTATACAATTAAGTAGAAAGGAGATAATAAAATGGAAACGATTTTAACAGGAATACAAAATAACATATTAGAAATTATAAATCTAATTTTAGTTGGAGTATTTACATATCTAGGAACAAGAATAAAGAAACTTTATGAAAAATATGTAGATGATAAAACTAAAAAAGAAATAGTAAAATCAACAGTAGAGTATGTAGAGCAAGTATGTTCTACTTTAGAAGTAAAGAAAACAAGTCAAGAAAAATTTGAACAAGCAAAAGAAAAAGCAATTGAATGGTTAAATGAAAAGGGCATTAGTATTAGTGATACAGAAATTGAAATATTAATTGAAAGTGCAGTTAACTCATTTAACAAAGGGTTAAAAGGTGAGAAATAATGAACAATACTATATCAGTAGCATTAATAACAGGAGGGCTTTCATTTTTAGGTGTACTAGTTACTAATCTTAGTAGCAATAAAAAAATAGTTAATGATATTAAATTAGAAGTAACTAAAAATCAAGCAATAACAGATACTAAAATAGAAGAACTAACCAGAGAAGTTAGAGAACATAACAACTTTGCTAAAAGAATGCCAGTAGTAGAAAATGAAATCAAACACATAGAAGAGGAAATAAACAAGCATCATCATAAAGACTAGTAAATACTAGTCTTTTTTATTATTTTTAAAAAAATGAAAAAAATGTAAATTATTACTTGACATATATCATAATATATGTTATACTTATATTGTAGTTAAGGAAAGGAATAACAAAAATGAAAAGAGAAATTAAAAAAATTGAGAAGTTAATAAATAAGAAAGGTTATATACCAGTATTAAGCGGTAATGAGATTATATTTATCATTAATAAGATAACTGGTGAAGAATATACACCTAAATATAGTTTAATGATAGGAGGTGTTGAATAATGAAAAAAATTATTAAAAAAAATATAGGTGTGATCATATTTTATTTGATACTTGTTGTAGGGACATTATTAATTTTACAAAGATTAAGTTCTTTAAGTTAAAATGTAAGCGGTTGCATTAAAAGGGAGTAAGGTTATAGAAAGGAGAAAAAATGAAAAAGAAAAATAAAGGGGTAATGACAAGAAAAGGTTATAAAGTTAAGAAAAAGGTAGATAAAGCAATTATAAAAGTAAAGAAAGCAGCATTATTAATGTTTATAGGATTTATATTAGGACTTTTATATTCAAATATATTTATTCAATCAAATTTAATTGCAAAGGCACAGACAAATAAAAATGATACTGATATACAAATAGACCAAGAAACTAAAAATTTGCCTATAAACGAAAATAAGGCTGAAATAAGTGAGGATAAAGAACTATATACAGTTAAATGTGAATTAGATGAAGTATCTTGCAAAATAAAAGAATTAGCAGATAATTACGAAGTTGATTGGAAATTAGCGGTTGCAATTTCTAAACATGAAACTAAAAATTATACATCGTTTAATTTTAAAGAAAAAAACAATGTCGGTGGTTTATGGAATGGTGTTAAAGGTGAGTTTTATAGATATGCTACTTTAGATGAAGGTATAGATGCTTATATATCTAATTTAAGATATAACTATATAGATATAGGACTTACTACAATTGAAGCTATACAAACTAAATATGCACCAATAGGAGCATTAAATGATCCTAATAATATGAATGCAGACTGGATACCAGGTGTTACTAGATATTATAAAGAATTGGCAGGTAAATAATATGAATGAATTTAAGTTAGAATTTTATTTCAATAAATATAAAGATAATTCTTTACCGAATAGAGATACATTCAGATGTAAATTTAAAAAGGAACATGGCGATTTCCTATATTTAGAAGAATTGATATTAAAGATAGAAAAATATCAACTTAAAAAGTATGGATGTACTTTACCGAGCGATATCTACATAAAAAATAAAACTAGGGAAGAATGCATTAGAGATAAAAATAAAATATCACAGAATCATAGAAGGAGGTTAGGAAGATGAAACCAGAGAAAATCAGTTTATTTCAAATGTGGAAATTAAGAAAAGAGTTTCCAGCAACTAAAACCGAAAGAGAACAAATGAAAATATTAAAGAAAGAAAAACAAGAAGATATAAAAGCATATTTAGTAATAATTAATTTGTTGTTATTAGTAGCAATATTCACTTATGTATTATATTTAATGCTAACTTTTAAATGGTAGGAGGTAATTATGTTTTTATATATACCATTAATAACATGGGGGTTAATTGGTATAGGAGCAATTATAGGGTTAATTATGATGGTAAAGGAGTTGAAAGATGAATAAGGAATTAATTAAATTAATCAATGAAAATTCTGATCTACCTATTTATGCTTGGGTAGATGGAGAAATTTGCGAAGATAATTGTGGTTATTGGTTAGGGCAATTTGGAAATGCAGAAATAAAAGAATATGCAAAAGTAGAAACTTATGACTGGTACGATAAAGATTATGTTTTCAAAAATGATTATGAAGAGTATTTAGAATATTTATTAAATGAAGATGAAGATTTAACTGAAGAAGAAGCAATAAAACAAATAGAAAGTTTGGATTATAAGAAAGCAATATTTGTGTATGTGAATATGCCAAATAATTTTTAGGAGGAATTATGAAAATAATAAACAATACTGATTTAGACTATTCAACTATTGGACTACTTATAGACAAAATAATGGAAAATAGTAAAGGAACTACTCACTATGTAGGACAAGTTGAATGGACTATATTAGAAATTGAAAATCATAAAATAACAGTACAAATAAGATACTTAAAAAGTTATGTAGAATGGAGATTTGATGAAAAATGATAAAAATAACATTTGAAAAAGATTATAGCAAAGACTTTAATATTAAGTTTTATGGATGGATACTACTTAATATTGTTTATGAAAATGGAAAAGTAGTATCAATCAAAGAGAAAAAGAAAGCAAAAGAATTGCTTGAAGAAATAACAAAGTTTAAAGAATTTTATAACATAAAAACTGATGATGTCATAACTATAATTGATATGTATTTTGCTAATTATTTTAATATAGAATACACAGGCAAACCATTATTTTAGGAGGAATTATGAAAGATATAAATATAAACTATGAAGGACTATCCTTTGAAGAAAAGATTACATTAAAAATAAACTACCTATATAGTTTACCAAGAACAGAAGTAAATGTTGAAAGAAGTATATCTACATTATTATGGATAGAAAGTCTTTTAAAAGACAAAAGAATAACACCAGGACTATTTATTGAAATGGTTACATCAAGGATAAACTTCTTATTAGATATTCCTACTAATGAAGATACAAGAAGTGAATTACTTAATTTAAAGTGGGTACTTGAGATCTATCAAGAAAATAAGGAGAAAGGAAGAAGTAGATAATGAATATAGAAATTACTGATTTAGATATGATATTAAATTATCTAGAAACAACTAGTTTAGAACCACATAATGATTATACAAGCGAATTTACATATAAAGACCAAAAAACATTATACAAATACATAAAACAATTGCAACAAGAAAATGAAATGTTACATCATTATAAATTACTATATCAGAAAGTAAAAGATAGAAATGATAAAGCAATAGAATATGTTAGCAATTATATGGATGAGTGGGATTTTAATGACGAAGTGTATAAAGATATGTCTGATTTATTAGATATATTAAAAGGTGATAGTAATGAATAAAATAGATTTAGAAACATTAACTTTCACTCAAATGACAAAAATATTAGGAATATTTAATAAAATGTTAGAAAGCGGAGTTATACAAGTAGATTTAGACAAATCAATAGGATATTTAAATGTAGATGCTGCCACAGCATATTTAGAACAGCAAATAAAAGATCTAAAAGAAAAAAATAAGAAACTAGAATTAGAACTAGAGCAAAGAGAAATTGAGACCATTCATAGATCAAATGATTTAGAAGAAGCATTAGAAGAAATAAAAAGATATATAAATAATTTTGATGTATTTAAAGAATTTTCATTTCCATTAATGAAAAAATGGGAAGAAAAAGAAGTTCAATCCAGCATTGATTATGAATTTAAAACATCAATTCAAAAGAATATATTAGATATTACAAATAAAGTGCTTCAAATAGTAAAGGAGGAATAATGTCTTTAGACAAAGCAATTAAATATGGCAAAGAAAAAAGAAAGCCATATAGAAAAGCAAAAGCAGTAGATAAATCTTGTCGCAATCATGGTTCTTGTAAATGGTGCAAAGACAATAGAACATATAAAAGCAGAAAAAGGGAGAGTGAAATAAATGACTAGAGATAGAGAAAAAAGCCATTATTGGCAAGAAGTTAGTATATCTAATGCACTTATAATTCAAACAAATAAAACTCAACAAAAAGAGTTTATAAAGTATTTAGAAGAAGAAATAAATAAATGTCAAAGTAATATCTTTGCAGATGGTGTAAAATATGGTTTTCAATTATCATTATCAAAATATAAGGAAATAATAGGCTATAAAAATGAGTAGAACAAAAAAGGACAGAGACAATCAAAGAAGAATAGTAAAAAAATCATTATTAATAAAGACATTAAAATGTTATGGTGAAGATATCGTAGGCAAAAGAAAAGATAGAACATTGAATAGAAAGATGAGAGCCAGATTAAAAAGATTAAGTAACAAAGAAATAATAGGAGGTAAAGAATGAAATTAGAGCAAAATATGTATGTAAGATTTGAAGGAAGGATTAATCAAATCGTAGAAATTAACGACAATTATATAGCATTTGCTATGAATTGGGAAGATGATGATGGTGATATAGTTAATATTATGGAACCTAACTTCTTTTTCATAAATTACAATCCAAAAGCATCATTTAAAATTATAGAAATTTTAGAAGTTGGAGACTTTCTAGATAATCATTGTATAGTTGAAATAAAAGAGAATACTTGCTATTTAAATGATGGTTGGTTTATATCTGGTGATGATATAGAAGATTTAGTACATAGTATATGTACTCATGAAATATTTGAAAAAGGTTCTTTTGAAATTTAAATTGCTTCAAATTGTTAATTTATTTTAAAATTTGAATATAATATAATATGTGTTATAATATATATTATTAAGGAGGGAAAACATGACTAAAAACTTTATTTGTTATCCTATGGTTATTGAAAAACATTCAGAAAAAGAGTTATATAATGCTTATTTTCCTGATATAGAAGGTTGTTATACTGGAGGTAAGTCCATACAAGATACTATTGAAAAAGGAAAAGAAGCATTAGGATTACATTATTTAGAGTTAGAAACTGATGAAAGAGAAATTAAAGAGCCTAGTGATCCTAAAGAAATCAAACTAAAGGATAACCAAAAACTAATTTATATTGATGTAAATATGAAGTGGTTTAGAGAAAAGGATAAATATAAATCAATTACAAAAGCAGTAACTTTACCTAAATATTTAAATCAAAAAGCCATTGAAAGTGGAGTTAATGTATCAGCAGTTTTACAAAAAGCATTAATGGAAACATTGGATATCAAAGATGAAGAGGACTAATATAGTCCTTTTTTATTTTGTTAAAATGTCAGAAAAATGTAAATTATTACTTGACATATATTATAATATATGCTATAATATATGTGTAATTAAGAAAAGGAGAGATTAAAATGAAAGAAAAAATGTTAGAGCAAAAAGGCAAATGGTTAATTACATATAATAATAAAAAATGGAATGGTAAAAGATATGTATTAGATAAAATGGTCTTAGATTTAGATAATATGTTATTTGATGATTATGAATGGTATAAATTAGATGAGATGCAGGGTGAAGCCGATATTAATAAGATAGATGATTATTTAAGAGATGCTAAAAGCATTAAAAAAATTAAAAGTTAAATTAAAGGAGTGATTAAAATGGAAGAAATAGAACTAAAATTAAAAGAATTAAATCAAGAATTGAGAGCAACAAAATTAACAATAGAAGATATTAAAAAAGATATTGAAGAATTTAAAGAACAAGATAAAAATTATACAGGTGCTGAAATAACATTAAATGAATATAAAGATAAAGTAAAATATATTGAAAAGAAAATATCAATATTAAATGATGCAGAAGATATATTATTAGTAATTGGAATATAGAAAGGAAGAATAAAAAATGACAAATGAAAAACTTAAAAATAAAATTAAAACTCAATTATTAGAAGTAGTTGCTATGTTACAAGGTGGTTATACTACTGACATTATCCAATTAAAAAGATTACTAGGAATTGAAAATAGTGAGGAAGAATATTTCTTCACACGATGGTTAGAAGAACTAGAAATTATCGGATCAATTGAAACAATGGATAATGATAAAATATTTATAATTTAAAAAAAGTATTCAAATAGAAGCATTTTGTTTGATGTGTATAAATATATATGTTATTATATATATAGAGGTTAAGAGATAACCTACTAAAACATCAAAGGGGAAAACAAAATGAAGAACATCTACCGCAAATTAACAAAGGATCAAAAACAAAGAGGAGTGATATTTAGTTCAACATTAAGTAATAAAATGAAAGAACAAATTGGAGATACAACTCATGAAGTATTTAACAAAGATGAATTTAAAGTAGTAAAGATTGATAGATTAAAAAAAGCAGATTTTTTTAATGAATATAAGAAATACAACATCATAAGAAAATAAAACGAGAGGGATTAATCTCCCTCTTATGCTTCAAATAATAAACTAAATAATAAATTAGAAGCAAATCTATTGATATGTATTATTATATATGTTATTATATATAGAGAGATTAAGAGATAACCTACTAAACATCAAAGGGGAAAACAAAAAATGAAACTTCTTATTTTAGCAAAAGGTAAAGATGTTGAAGATCAAATTGCAAAGTGTTTAAATTATGCAATGTTACATGGAGTTGATACAGCAGAAACAGTAAACAATATGTCACAGGCAATAACAAGATTGTCAGAAAGGGATATAAATGCAGTATTAATATCAAATATGAGTGTAGTAGCAGATGATGAATTTGAATATGAAATTATAGAAAGTACATTTGCAAGATTTAGAGCAAAACTAGTAATAGTAAAATAAAACGAGAGGGATTAATTTCCCTCTTATGCTTCAAATAATAAATTTTAAGGGAGTAATTGAAAATGATATTATATGCAGAAATTTTAAATATGGCTATTGATAAATACAACTCAAATAGAAAAGAAGAACAACATCTTGAATACTGGGAAGTGATTGATGAAATAAACGACACAGAAGATCCAGTTGAAATGTTAAGTACAATCATAGAAATATTTAAAGAAGCCTGAACCCTTTAAGGGTTCTTTTTCTTTGATTTAAAATAATATTTCTAATATAATAAAATTTAATTTATATTGGAGGTATTTTATGTTTAAATGGTATGCAGAACTTAGCAAAGCAGTAGATATTTATAATGAAAAAGTGAAAGAAGAAATTGAATATCATGAGGTGTTAGAAATGATACAAGATAGATACAATGAAAAAGAAGTAATGGAATTAATTATAAAATTTTATAGTATGGTACATTAGAAAACCCCTGATAACATAGGATTATCAAGGGTTTCTTTTATGTTCATATCTAACTTTAACCACTTGGCTATATGTAGTTATGAACACGAATATTATAAGAAATCTACATCTATTTTAAAATCTTTATTAAACTTAATTTCCTTTATCAAATTTCTCCATAAAGCCCTTTGATTTTCTTTGTCTAAAGAGTTATAAACATCTTTCCAATCACTCTTTAAAAATTCTTCTAATATAGTAATATCAGTTTCCTTTGGTGTTTCTTTTTGTAAGTTTGCTAGTTCTTTTTCAAGTGCCTCATATTCTTTATCATACTTTTTAATGTCGATTCTTTTCTTTTGGAACATATAATTTAAGTTGTCAATTTCCTCTAAAATTTCATTAATCCGATTTTGAGGTAAATCGGTTTTATCTGCTGGTTTAACTTCCATAACTTCTGCAATATGTTTTTGAGCGAGTTTTTCAACATTTTTTAAAAGGAAGTCTAAAATTACATTTTCATTAATAACCTTACCACTAGCACATGCTTTATTTCTTTGGTTGTTGCTACAAATGTAACCCCAGTATTCTCTAATTGTCCCATTTTTGTTTTTTCTTTTGGTGAACTTACCAACCATTTTAAACCCACAAAAAGGGCATTTCATTAGGGAGGTGAATAGATAAACATTAGTTCCTTTTCTTCCTTTAACATTTGCTTTTCTTCTTTGTACGTTCTTTTCAAATTCTTCTTTTGTGATGTATGGAGGGTAGTAATTAGGGTTACCTTCATATAGTCCATAGTATTCAGTACTTGTTAGCATTCTATAAATACAATTGTAATTTTTGCTTATGTCGTATTTACCATTAATATATGTCATAGTGCCTCTTATAGTATGATGTTTAGCAAAATATTCAAATATATCATTTACAATAGGTATAAGTTCAGGATCTTTAACGATTGTTTTCTTATTGTCTTTGGTTACGATTTTATAACCATAAGGTTGGTTACCACTTACTGGTTGCCCTTGTTTAATCTTAAATTCAAATATTGATTTAATCCGTTCGCTTGTCTTTTCTGCTTCCCTTTGGGCGAGTGATACCCTTAAATTGAAGTTGAACTTACCATCAGCAGTAGTTGTATCAATATCTTCTTCTTCAATTGATTTAATGGCTACATTGTATTCTTCCATAATCTCAACCATTTTGTTTGCTTGTAATACATTCCTAGAGAAACGATCCAAACGAGTAAATACAAGTACATCAAATTTATCTAAATCGTTTAACATTCTTAATAAATCAGGTCTTTTCATTTTTGTAGCAGTAAAACCCTCATCAACATATATTTCTACTAATTGACATTTATTTTCTTCTGCATACCTTATAATCCTATCTATTTGTGCTTGAACTGAATAGCCATATTTCTTTTGTTCATCGTGTGAAACCCTAACATATCCTGCTATTCTTTTTGCTTTCATTTTCCAATATCCCCTTTAAATTCTAGTTGTAATAATATTATATTTTGTTTCATAATGTAGTTATTAAATATACTATTTGAAGCATTTATCTTTCACAATGTGATAAGAAAGGATTGATAATGTGAATATTACTAAATTCTATGAGTTATTGTATGAATTATATGCCAACCAAAATAATTTAAAAATTAAAATTAAAGTTAAAGAAGTATCTTAATAATATATTCTTAATCAATTTTGTTATAGTTGATTAGGAGGTGATATTATGAAACATACTGTTATAAGAAAAAAGCCTACAAAAGAACAATTACAAAGATTATATGATGGTTGCAATCGTTTATTTAAAGATAATGAAAACTGCTTCTATACAGAAGAAGAAATAAAAAAATTAAAAAGAGATAAAACTAATATATGGCTCTAAAGCATAAAATATCACCTCCTTGAAGTATCAAATAGAGATACTTCTATTTTTTTATTTGCTCCTTTGCTATGATATACATTTTCATAATTTCTTCACTCAATTCTTGCTTTTCTTCAAAAGGTACAGTATCATTTTCAAAAATTAATTTTGCACGAGCCAATAAATCATTAACTTCTACTTCTTCTGTTTTTAATCCTAATGTTTCTAAAGATACTCCAAAAAAGTCTGCTAATATTTTTATTTGATGAATATTTAAATTTCTTCTCCCTGTTTCTAAATTACTTACTTGTCCTCTACTTAAACCTCCTAAAACTTCTCCAAGTTCATCTTGCCTCATTGATCTTGCTTTCCTTAATTGCCTAACCTTTTCTCCAATTTCCTTAGTATCTAATGACTTTTGTATTTTAGTCATTTCCACACTTCCTTTCTAATTTATCAAATATAAATATACACTAAAGTATTCAAAAAGTAAAACTTTAAGTTTGAAAATGACAATTTATTATTGACAAAATTATTTAAATATAGTAAAATGGTAATAGATGGTAGTGAGGTGAATTGTATGCTTCAAAAAGTAAAATTACCTTTCAATAAGAAACATTGTTAGGAGGTGATAAATAAATATGAGGTTTACTCTAATAAAGTTTAGGAGAACAAGAGAAAAAGGCAAAAGAAGTATTAAATACTTTGCTGAACAATTAGACATAACTAGGCAGCATTATTCAGATATTGAGAGTGGTAAATCTAATCCATCATTTGGACTTATGGAAAGGTTCTATGAGGTGTTTGAAGATGAACTAATAGGTCCTTATTCAGATATGTGGCTGTTGTGGAAAAAGGAATAATAACTCTAATATGTAGAATTAACTGAAATATTGAAATAGAGAACACAAGTTTGTATTATTAGTATTGCAAGAAAATTTTCTATGGAGGACAAAGTAATGAATGAAAAAAACATCTTAGAAGTAATTGATGAATTAGGTTATCTCCTAGACAAATATAAAAATGAGATAAAATTCAAAGATTATGAAATTGAGAGACTTAACAACAAAATAAAAGCCATTGAAGATTATACAAACTTTTATTCCAATAAAGAAAACTAAATATAATGTGATTAAAAAATACGAAAGGTGAATGTAATGCAATATTACAAAGTGGTAAATCATACAATATGGTTTTTCAGATACCTAAAAAGTATTATTGAAAAATTATTGTTGCATTTACTGAATAAGTACCATCCAAAATTTTTGTTTAAATATAGACAGAAATTTTCAAATAATAAATTTATTTAAAGAGGTGAATAGATGACAAGAGAAGAAATTAAACGAGAGGTATTAAATAATGATTTAAGACAAGAATCCATTAAACTAAATGCACAATTTATATCATTAGTTATTATATTAATTAGAAAAGGCATTATTAAAGAAGAAGAAGAATTAAATGATCTAAATAAACTAATTGATGAACAAGCAGATAAATTAACTGAAAAGGTAATAGATGAAGTTATGAAAATTATTAACAAGGAGAGTGAATAGATGAATTTTATAATATTTATGTTATTTGTATTAGCAACATTATATTTAATATGTTTAGCGGTTGGTTTATTTCAAATACTAGATGAATTACTAGATTATACCATATCAGATTTTATAAAAAATATGTTTGATACTGGTTCAAAAATCATAAAAAATATTTTACATAAAAATAAGTAGAGAAAGGAGAGTGAAAAAATGAAAGTAGACCACTTTGAATGGATAGTTGATTTAGAAAAATTTATTAGTAGAAAAGACATAAAAGTAAAATATATAACTAGAGCAACAGACTGCCATTATGTGTTTTATAAAGAAAAACTACTACCAAAAATCATAAAAACTATTTTACATAAAAAATAAGGCTCAATGCCTTATGAAATAAAGGAAAAATCAACATTTATATAGTGCAATATAATATATAGGTAATGTTGCAACTAATATATAGAAAAAAAGGAGAGTGATAAATATGGCAACAACAAAAATAGTTAATAGAGAGAAAGAAATAAGTGTAGAAGAAATGTTTGAAGAGTTAGGATATAAAAAACGTTCTGCAAATGAATGGGATATTATATATATAAAAAGCATACCTGAAAATTCAATTTGGGATGATTATTTTATGATTGATTTTCTAATTAGCAAGCAAGTAGAAAAGTGCGAAGTAGAGAAACGAGATCGTTCTGGTCACTCAGTTCCTATTACATTTAAAGAATTACAAGCAATAAATAAGCAATTAGAAGAATTAGATAAAAAGCCAGAAGAATAGGAGAGTGGAAATGATTGAAATTGATTATGCAAAATTGCCACTCATAGAATTAGAAAGATTATCTTTCTTGCATTGTGAAACATTTAATTTTATATGTGATGGAGATAAGCAAAAGGTAATATTAGAAAGGAGCAATAGTAAATGAATATAACAAGTGATTATTCAGTAAAAGTATTTAAAAATGAAAATGGATATTATTCATTAAGTCTAAGTGATAAAAAACAAGATGGAAATTATGTTAATTGGTATAAGAATTGTAGATTTAAAAAGGGTGTTGAATTAGAAAATAAAACAGATATTAAAATTAAAAATGCCTGGTTAAAATGTGATGATGTAAATGGTAAGAAGTATGAATACATATTTATATCTGAATTTGATGTAGTAGAAAATGTACAGAGACAGCAGCAACAACAAGTTGAAGCAAAAGAACAAGATACATTTACAGATTATCAAATAACGGATCAGGACTTACCTTTCTAGGTGATAACTATGAACAAAGAAGAACTACTATCAAAAGTTGATGAATGGATAACTGAATTAAGATATGAAGAAAAAGAAGTAAATACATTAAAGCAATATAAAAACAATGTAATGAAATTCATTAATTGGCTTCCTGATGATGAGAAGTCAATAACAAAAGATACTACTATGGATTATAAAGACTATATAAGAACCATAACAGAAAGTCCAAAGAGTATGAATATATGGATAGTATCATTAAATAAGTATTTAAGATGGTTAGGATTAAATGACTTAACAATAAAAAAATATAAAATGCAAGAGCAGAGTAGCAATGAAGAATCATTAACCATAGCAGACTTTAAAAGGTTATTAAGAATTGCTAATAAAACAGGCAATGAGCAATTATATTACATAATTAAAGTATTAGGTATGACAGGTTGTAGAATTGGAGAGTTAAAATACTTTACAGTTGAAAACCTAGAAAAAACACCTAGAAAAAATATCAAGGTATATAACAAAGGAAAAGATAGAGAAATAGTAATAAGGCAAGATTTATCAAGAGAATTAAAAAAATACTATAAATCAAAAGGAATAGATAGCGGTTACATATTTCTATCAAATGATCCAAAGTGTAAAGGTAAAATGCCAGCAGTTTCAACTATCTGGAGACAAATGAAGAAGATTGCAGGAATTGCTAGAATTAATAAAGAAAAGGTACATCCTCATAACTTTAGACATTTATTTGCACAGGTATTTTTAGAAAGTTATCCAGAGAATGTGCTAGATTTAGCAGATTTGTTAGGACATAACGATTTAAAGACAACAAGAATTTATACTAAAACATCAGGAGAACAAAAACGAAAAAAATTAGAAAATGTGAAGTTTTAATGCTTCAAATAGTAAAGGAGTTGAAAGTTATGAATCAATACGAAAGAAGATTTTATGAGGATATTCATAAATTAGTAACTATTCAAAAAGAAATATTAGCAGAATTAAAGAAAATGAATAAGCCAATGGAAGTAGATGAAGCAAGAATACCAAAAGTACTTGTAGAAGAGGATTTATGGCAGGAGGAGAAATGATAAGAGAATTTGATTATAATTCTATAACTTTTCAAAACATAGCAGATAATGAACATTTAGAGTTTGTATGTGATGGTGATAAGCAAAAAGTTGTTGTCAATTATAATAGGTATTTTATGACTAATAACGATAGTTTTGTTGATATGTTACAAACTTATTTTCCACCATTTTTACAGCAATTTCTTAATGAATTTGCTGTTACAAAGTTTTATAAAAAAACACTAGAAAATAGAAGAAGTAGTATAGATGAAAGTATTGAATATTATTATTTCTTTGATTGGGAATGTCTTGATTTATCACCTTATAAGCCATATTCAAATTATGAGAAAGTAAAGGGACTATTGAGAGTTGGAAGGTTTGGATTAATACCTAATTATCAACATGATGAACTAAAAACAATAGTAATTGATTTTAGAAATAAAGAAGCATATTTAGAAAGAGGTTTTGCAATAAAGCCATATGCTGCTTATGTATTAAAACATAAACAAGAAATACCCAAATATATGCAGCCTTTAATAGATAAGTTATGGGTAGATTATGATAATTATATTAGATCAGAGGAGAGTGAATGTAGATGAGTTTAGACATAGGAGTAAGAGCAACAAGAGAAGTTGAGATATTTGATAGGAATATTACTTATAATCTTTCAAAAATGTATTACAAATGTATTCCTGGAGGGTTCAAAGCATTAGATGGTATGAGTTGTAAAGAAGCATTACCAATTTTACAAAAAGCCATTGAAGATTTAATAGTGAATCAAGAGGAGTATGAAAAACTAAATCCTGAAAATGGTTGGGGAACTTATTATGATTTATTAGAAACAATTAAAGGTATGAGAAATTGTTGTGAAGATAATCCAGATGGATTTATTGATGTATGTTAGGAGAGTGAATAGATGAATACAAGTTATTTAAAACCATCTAAATTATTAATGGTTGATGAAAATGGAAATGAATGTGAATTAAATGGAACAATAGAATTTGAAGAAATTAATACTAATAGTATAAGTGAAAATAATCCATATAAAAGTGTATCAACAACTGAATTATCAATGACAATAAATATAGATAATTCAGCAAAACTAACAAGAAAGAAATTAATAAAATTATTAATGGCAAAAGGTATTCAAAGAAATGGTGCTAATGAAATAGCAAAATATTTATTAAAGAAAAATGGCAAATATACATCGTTTGATTTGTTGTTATGGTAAAGGAGAATGATAATATGTTTGAAGAAAAGGATAAAAGATATAGGATAGTTGTTTTACCTAGTGATTTAATTGAAGTATTAAATAATATAAAAAAATATGATTTTTTAAAAGTTATAGGTCAATATGAAAACAGAAAATGGATAAATATTATTATTGATAGTGATAAAGAATTGGATGTCAACTTTGCCTTTAATTTTAATAAGGAAGTTCATCAATGCTTAGGCACGTTTGAAATATATGACCAGTATTATGATTAGAAGAGGAGAGTGAAGAAAATGAATGCACCAACTAAAAAAATTCATATAAAGACAGTAGAGGAATTGCAAAAGAAAAGATGGGATTTATTCGGTTACGAAATTTATATGCCATACAAAGAATTTAAAAAAATGTCAACAGAATTAAACAGAACATTAATAGCACAAATGAATTGTTTTGAAACAGAAGATCATTCCGATTTTTATAAAAACTATTTTAGATAGATTTGGAGGTGAAATAGATGGAACATATTAAATTTACAAATGCTAGTATAGTCAAAGGTATGAGTGATGAAACAAAACATAATTTTGCTAATTATTGCATTGCAAATAGAATAGAGCCAGAAGAGGTTATTGAACCTATAAAAAAAATAGTAAATATAACAATCAATTGTGCAATAGATTTATGTAATAAATATTTTGATAGTCCTGCTGGCAAGGAATATCTAAATATGAGAAAAAAGATAGAAAATATAGGTCAAAAACCATAAAAACTATTTTAGATAGTAAAAACTAGTTAAAGCATTGATATATATAGGCTTATTCAATGTCTACTAAGTGCAATATAACATATGGGTAATGTTGCATAAAATATATAAGGAGGAAATAAGATGAACGATAGTTATGAATTTGAAAAAATATGCAAAAATGCAATTATAAAATATTATGAGGAAAATAGTGAAATAACAGATAATAAACATTTAACAATTAAAGATGTGTATGTAGTGTGGATGTGTAAAACTCTACAAAATAGTAAGGCATTACTAAGCACAACTAATTTCGATGGTATGTACTTTGAATGTACTTATAATGGGATAAAAAAAGAATTATATCTTGATGCTTATAAAAAGTGGAAAAATATTAGAATTGAAGAAAAAGATTTTGATAGTGAGGTGTAAAAAATGGAATTAAAAGTTGGAATGTATGTAAGAACCAAAGAAGGTTACATAGCAAAACTTTTACATTATAGATATAACACAGGAATAAGTGGAAAAAGCCATTTATTTGATAGGCAAATAAGAGATATAAGTGATTTAGTATATGAAACCGACAATTTTTTATGGGATAAAGAGTTAAAAGAATATATAAAAAATTATAGTTATGACATATTAGATTTAATTGAAGCAGGAGATTATGTTAATGGATATAAAGTATCATTAATTGATTGTGATTATAAACCATTCGTACAATGTGATTATCCAGTACAAAATGGAGTAACCAATCATTATAAGTTTTATAAAAAAAGTATTAAATCAATAGTAACAAAAGAACAATTTGAAAATATGGAATACAAGATATAAGGAGGGATACATGGAACAACCAAGTACAGTAGATGTGTTAGACAACATCTGCAATGCAATCAGATTATTAGAAGATAATGAAGAGTATTTTGAAAAGTTGTTTACCTTACAATCATTAACTGATAAAAAGATAGATTATTGGTTACATTACATAGAATTAGAGCCTGTTAAAGTTACAGAATCATATAGGATCATAAAAGAACTACATAAGTTAAGAACTGAAAGAAGAATATACAAAAATCAATTAGAACTAATGAAGGTATTTCATGATAATGAAAATAAACTATGTAATGAAGGAAATAGAAAGATATTATTAAGTCAAATACATAAAATTAAAAGCAGGCAGCAAAATGCTCAATATGGATATGATGCCTATACAAAAGAAGAAGCAGATGAAATATTAGGAAGGAAAAATAGTGATAATAATGAAGTTGTATAAAGATGAATGTGATGTTTGTAATAAATGGGATTATTGCAGCGGATATAATGGTTTAGTATTATGCAATAAATGTATTTCCAAAGCAAAAGAAAATAAGCCTGAACCAGTAAAAAAAGAGAGTACTAATGCTAATCAAATTACTAAAAAACAAATTAGTTTATTTGATTAAGCATTATGCTTCAAATAGTATAAAGAGGTGATTATGTGAAGAAAATTAAAAAGTTATATGAAGAATTACCAGATGAAGAAGAAATGTTCTTCCAAATAAAAAACAAAAAGATGTATGACAAAATACTTGATGAATTACAAAAACAACTTGATAAAGAATGGATAGATTGGTTTAAAAACTATTCTGTTAAAGATACATATTTTATTTTAGGCAATTGGCGAGGTGGAATGTTTCAAATACAAAATTCAAAAACAGATATAGATGTATATATATGTGCAAGTGATAAAGAACCGCCACTAATGTTTAAAAGACACTTAGAGCAAATAGAAACAGCCATTAAAGTATTTGACAATCATAGAAGGTATATAAGAATATCAAGAGTTCATTTTAATTCAAATTTTGATATTGTGAGGGATTAAATGATTAGATTTGAAGTTCCAGGAAAACCAGTTGTAAAAGCAAGGCCAAGACTAGGAAAACATGGAAATACATATACACCTGATAAAACTGCTAATTATGAGAGCCTAGTAAGACTAACATTTAAAAGAGAATATCCTAAACATAAACTATTAGAAGGATACATTGAAGCAAGTATAACTGCCATATTTGAAGTACCAAAAAGTTATCCAAAAAAGAAAACAAAGGATTTATTAGAAACACATAATAATTATGATCATAAACCTGATACAGATAACTTGGCAAAAATCATATTAGATAGTTTAAATGGTCTTGCTTATAAAGATGATGCACAAGTAACAGTTCTTCATGTTAATAAAGAATATGGAGAACAAGCAAAAGTAATTGTAGAAATAAAGGAGATTATATGAAAGGTGAATATTTAAGTTTATATACAGCAGAGAAATTGGCAAAGTTAAATAAGTTAGAAATGAATTGGGAAATACTAAAAAAATTTATAATGGATACTTTTAATGAAACTCAAGAAACAGGGTATCTAGATGTATTAATAAAAATGCAAGAATTGGAGGGAAAACATGAAAACTGATTTATATAAAGTGGAGGATATGGTTAAAGATGTGCTAACTAGATTTGAAGATACTAGATCAGATGATTTTGTCTTATTGTATAGAGTATATCAGTTAATTAATGAAAATGTGGTAATTAGGCAGCCATTTTATGATGTTATGTTAAACCATAAAGAATATAAGTTACCAGCATTTGAAAGTATAACAAGAGCAAGAAGAAAGGTACAAAAAGAACATCCTGAATTAGCAAATGAAAAAGTCCAAGAAGCAAGGATTAATAAAACTAGTGAATATATAGACTATGCTATTGGAGGATATAAGAATACCTTTACTAGATTTGTAGATAGTCAAGAGTAATATGCTTCAAATAATAAATTGCAGATAAAAAATGAAACAAAACTATTGATATATATTATTATATATGTTATCATATATATAGAGGTTAGGAGATAACCTACTAAAACATCAAAGGGGAAATACAAAATGCTAACAAACAAACAAGCAGTAAGTAGAATTAAGAAAGTTTATAACAAATCAAAATATAAAGAGTTTGATGAAGTTATAGGCTGGTATGTTGATAAGGAAACACCTACTACTTATTCTTGGAGGTTTGAACTTGATGGGAAGAAAACAGAAATTAAATGCAACAAAGAAACTGGAGCAGTTGAAGTCCTTTAAGGGCTTTAATGCTTCAAATAGTAAAAAAGTAGTTGACATAATTGTAAATAAATGGTAAAATGATATTGTTAAGGGTAGCACGAAGAGTATTTATACACAGCCCACAGGCTATCCTTAACAAATAATTTGTGGGTTGTGTATAGGTACTCTTTTTACATACCTAGAAAGGAAAGGAGGATTTATGAAATACATACTTATTTATGAAAGATATCTTTTAATAATTAATTCATGTTCAACTACAAAAAAGCAGTTTGAAACTCTAAAACAAGTAGAAGAATATATACTTGAAAATAACATTGATCAAAGAAAAATTATATATTTAGGCGAATATAAACCATTAAAAATAAAAATGTCGGTTATTGAGGAGGGATAAAATGAATCATAGTTTTGATATTAATATTGCGAAAGAATATGGCATACAACCAGCAATAATACTTAATCATTTATATTTTTGGATTACTAAAAATAAAGCAAACAATACCAATTTTTATAATGAAAATTATTGGACTTACAATAGTAAAAAAGCATTTAGTGAATTATTTCCATATATGACTGAAAGACAAATTGACTATGCCTTAAGAAAATTAATAGATTGTGGATTGGTGATAACAGGAAATTATAATAAATCATCATATGATAGAACTTTGTGGTATGCAATCACAAAAAAAGGATATTCCATTATACAAAATTGTGAAATGGAAACAACAAAGTTGTCAAATGGAAATAACGAAAATGTTGAACCTATACCAGATATAAACACAGATTCTAAACCAATTAATAAACCAAATAGAAAGAAAAAAAGAAAAAAAGCAGAACAATCTTACGATGAAATTCTAAATTCTATGGTTGAAGATAATGAAGTCAAAAATACTATTTATGATTATATAAAAATGAGAAAGTTAATAAAAAAGCCTATGACTGATAGAGCATTAACTATGCTAATTAATAAACTGTTTAAGTTGTCAAATAGTAAACAAATTCAAATTAAAATATTAGAACAATCTATCTTAAAGAATTTGACCGACATTTATCCATATAAGGAGGAAGATCATAATGCAATCCATCAAGGAAATGCTAAATCAGACTTATCCAAGTACGATAGGTAGTAACATAGATGAAAATGGAAATGTCATTTTATCAAATTTCACTTTAGAAAAGAATGAATACATAAAAGACAATATGATTTATTGTACTGTATGCAATCAAAAAAAATTATTTGTAGGCAATGATTGGCGAAATAATTTAATTGCCAGGAGATGTGTTTGTAAATGTTATGAAGAAGAACAGCAAAGGCTTAAAGAGGAAGAAGATAGAAGAAAAAGATTACTAAGAATAGAAAAATTAAAAGATAGATCACTAATAGATAAACGATATAAAAATATAAGATTTTCTGATTTAGATTTAACAAATAGAAGTTTTGCAGAAGCATTTAACAGATGTAAAAAGTATTGTGATATTTCATGTGAAGTATTTAACAAAGGTTATGGCATTTATCTATATGGAAATTCTGGTGTAGGTAAAACTGTATTAACTGCTTGTATGGCAAACGAATTAATGGAAAAGGAATATTCAGTATTGTTTACTAACTTCTATGAAATTTTAAAATCAATAAGAAGTACATACAATTCTAAGTCAATTGAAACAGATGATAATGTTATCAATAGTATTGCAGATGTAGACTTCTTATTCATAGATGATTTAGGAACAGAAAGCCTATCTAAAAATAGTGGTGATAACTTTAGTCAAGATAAGATATTTGAAATCATTAACAAGAGATATAACAAAGAAAAGCCTACTATATTTAGCAGCAACTATTCCATTAAAGATTTAGTAGAAAGTAGAAACTTTATGGATAAGACAGTAGATAGGATCAATGAAATGGCAACAGCAGTAATAGGAATAAAAGGTGAAAGTTATAGAGTAAAAAAAGTGAGAAATGAGGAGGTGTTATTCTAATGACAGATAAAGAAATGTGGGAAGATGATTTAAAGTTTATTGAAATATTAAGAACCGAAAACGAAACATTGAAAAGTCAAAATGCTAATTGCAAAAAGATAATCAGTAAAGCATTAGACAAGATAAACAATATGTTTGAGGTTGGAGATGAATATAAGATTATAGATGATTTACTAGAATTAAGTGAAATATTAAAAGGAGGAGAAAATGAATAAAACAGAAATAAGAAAATTTAAATCATTATTAAGACAAGGTTCTTCGAGACATATGAATATAACACTCAACGATATATTTCAAAAAGAATTACTAAATATAATAAAAGATTATGAAAAATTACAAATAGAAAACCAAGAATTAAAGAAGCAACTTGAAGAATATCAATTGCAAAATATTGATTTAAGAGCAGATATTATGATACAAAAGATGGCTTTTCCTAACAAATTAATTAAAGATAAAACATTTTATGATTTATATAATATGCCTACTTATGAAGAACTATTAGTTCAACAAAAAGAGTTTATAAAGTATTTAGAAGATACAATACAGAAAGAACAGAAAAATTTGGATGACCTGTGTGATATATATAAGGTGCCAAAAGAAAACAATAGTACTTATAAATTTCTATGTAGTTTTGTACATAGAATAGAAGAAATATTATCAAAATATAAAGAAATAATAGGAGTGTTAAATGAAAAAGATATGTAGAACAATTAAATTAATGAAATATAAATGCTTTATGGATAAAGAAACAATAGATAAAATAGAAGGTTATGATTTTGTAGTCTGTTTTAGTGATTCTACATTTGAATATTGTGTATCTAAAAGCGAATTGGAAAGTTGCCTAAGAAGAGATCATATCAAAAGAATTAGGTACATATTTGATGTATCAGATAGAATTTCTATTGATAGAGATGTATTGATTGATACAAATAATATTTAGGAAGGAGGAATAATAAATGAATACAGGTGAATGTATAGTTTTAGGGTTATGTGTAGTAGTTGCTGGATTAGTAGCATTAACATACATTGCTGGTAAATATAATATGCTTGAAGATAAGAAAAATAAGAAGTAGGAGGTTATATGAAAGATTTTTTTAAAAAAATAATAGAATTAATGGATAATGATGAACATTTTTGTAATGTAGTTGCATTGATAGTATCCATAGGATTAATAGTTTTAATAACTATAATCAGTTTAATATTTAATTAGAGGGAGGAAAGATTATGGGATATACAGATAGTGATGTACAAGCAATAGTAGATACAAAAACAGAACAATTAAATAAAGAAATATCTCTATTAAAAGAAGAATATGAGGTATTAAAAGTAACAAGTGAGCAGATAGAGGAAGATCAGGCAAGAGAAATATATGAGTTGCAGCAGAAGATTACAAAAGCAATTGAATATATTAATAAACCGTGGGGATTAGCAGATCCCAAAGATGGAGAAAAAGGCCATCAATATAAAGCAGAATTATTAAATATTCTAAGGGAGGAATAATTTTATAGTAGTAGGTGATATATGGAACAAAGGAAATTAACTAAAAGTCAGGAGGAAATGGTTTTAAAAAATGAGTGCATTATTTATGATGTACTAAAGAAAATGAATTTATATAGACACCTAGAAGATTATTACGACATTGGAGCAATTGGATTAGTTAAAGGGGTAATAACTTTTGATGAAAGCAAAGGTTATGCAGTTTCAACATATTTATATAGTTGTGTTAAGAATGAATTGTTATTACATATAAGAAAAGAAAATAGTGTTAAAAATAAATCAAATAAAAACACATTATCATATGATTATGTTTACAATGATGATGATAAAGATGAATTAGAGTTTAGTAATTTTATTGAAGATGAAACTCAAAGAATAGAAGAAATATTAATAAAAAAGGAAAGATGCGAAGCACTTTTTAGAGAACTTGAAAAATTAAACGAAAAGGACAGATATATTATTAAAAAATATTTTGGTATAGATTGTGAAAAAGCAAAACAACATGAAATGTCAAAGATTTTAAATATCAAACAAGGTAGTGTATCAAGAAGAATAAAAAGGATTTTAGAAAAATTAAGAGAAAATTTAAGCGATTTTGAGTAAAAAAAATTTAATTTTAATATAATAGTAGTAGAAAGGAGGATAATATATAAAGTTTTTTGATTTTATGTATTATCTTTTTTTGTTCAAAATGCTTCAAATAGTAAAGGAGAGTGAAGAAGATGAATATAATTAAAATGATAGTACCAGAAAGCAAGTACAATATTAAGTGTCCTTATAGTATGACACCTACTAGAATAGTAGTACATAATACTGCAAATGATGCAACCGCTAGAAATGAAATAGCATATATGACAAATAATAATTATGAAACATCATTCCATTATGCAGCAGATGATAAGGAAATTGTGCAAGGACTTCCTGAAAATAGGAATGGTTGGCATGCTGGAGATGGACATGGTAAAGGTAATATGGAAGGTATAGCAATTGAAATTTGCTACTCTAAATCAGGTGGAGAAAGATTTATTAAAGCAGAACAAAATGCAGTTGATCTAATTGTTGATATTTTAAAGAGATACAATTGGAGAATTGACAAAGTAACAAAACACCAAGATTATTCAGGTAAATATTGTCCTCATAGAACATTAGATATGGGTTGGGATAGATTTATTAAAATGATTGAAAATAAATTAAATGCCTCAAATAGTAAAACTGAAAAGATTAATGTAAAATATCAAGTTTATGCTGGTGGCAAATGGTGGAGCGATATTGTTAATTACAACAATGTTAATTCAGATGGATATGCTGGAGTTTATGGTAAACCTATTAGTGGCTTTAGAGGTAATACAGTAGGAACAGTAGAAGCAGCAGGAAATCTAATCTATCAAGTTCATACTATCAATGGAAAGTGGTTAGGTATGATAACTGATAGGCAGATAGAAAAATCTAGTGGAGATGATTTTGCTGGTATTCTAGGAAAACCAATTGATGGTATTGCTATTAGGTCAACAAAAGGTACTGCTAGATATAGAGTTCATACTAAAAATGGTAAGTGGTTAGGCTGGATAACTAAGTGTGATACTAGTGATGCTATGTATGGTATGGCTGGTATTTATGGTAAAGAAATTGATGCTATTCAAATTGAAATAATTTAGAGTGATGAATTATGGCAGAAAAAGAACCTAAAAAAAGAGGAAGAAAAAGCAAAAGAGATTATCTTTTATCAAAGAAAGATGAAATAAAAAAACTTGCCAGTCAAGGTTATTCAGAGAAAGAAATCATTAAACATTTAGGAATTGCTCAATCAACATACTTCAAACATAAGAGCGAAATACTAGAATTATCGGAGTGTATCAAAGATGGCAGGGAGAAAGCAATTGAGGAACTAGAAAAGATAACTTATAAAACTGCTATGGGATATGAGTATAAAGAAGAAAAAATGATAATTCAATTAGATGAAGATGGCAATCCAGCAAAGAGAGTTAAAGAAGTATATACAAAATATCAACCACCAAATCCAGCACAACAACAATATTTGTTAAACAACTGGACTAAAGGTAAATATACTAAAGATCCTTTAGTGGCAAAGTTTAGAGAAGAAGAATTAAAACTAAAACAAGAAAGTGCAAAATATGATGAATGGTAAGTCATTTAGATAAGGGAGTGATTTATGAAAAGAATAGTGCCTAAAATAATAGGCTTAATGTTAATAATAATAATTTCAACAATGATAGGAGGAAAGATTATGTCAGAAAAATTATATGGATATTGTGGTAGCAAATGCAAACATGAAGTATATAGTAAGTCAGATGTTTATAGTAAGTCAGAGACTTATAGTAAATCAGAAGTATATAGTAAGTCAGATGTTTATAAAAAATCAGAGACTTATAGCAAAACAGAAATAGATGGAAAGTTTGCACTTGTAACTGGTACTGTAACTATGCCAGCAGGTCAGATTAAAGTAAGCACAGACAATATAACATTTCCATCAGGATTTACATCTTCAAATAGTGTAGTATCTTCAATTGGTTGGGGGCAAAATAATATACTTACATATGGATATTACCAAAATTCTGGTGAAGTTATGACTGGAGCAAGTGTAACTTATCGAAGTAGTTCATTTTATCTTACATTGCGACTTGGTAGTTCAAGCGAATCAGCAAGAACTTATGACTACAAAGTTTTATTAATGAAAACAAGTTAACAATTATACTTTACACGAAAAATGTCAATCCCCTACCCTATTTTTGGGTGGTAATTAATTTTCAAAAACAATTGATAAACCCTTATAAAATAAGGCTTTGCACGATAGAGTAGGGGAGCAATATACAAGTTTACACTGTAAACACAAAAGATTGAAGGTGATACTATCAGAAATATAGCAAATATAGATTTAATTAATAATACTTTAGGATATTCAAATGAAGGTAACTGTACAAATGAAATTCAAATCATTATTAGAACTGAATCAGTAAGCAATCCTTATTTGGAATTTACATTGCAAAATGGGACAACCAAAACAACAGATGTATTAGAAATAGTTGATGGAATTATAAAGTATAATCCTCCAATCTCTTATTTCTATACAAATGGAACTGTTAAATTGAAATTGAAATATGATGGAGGTAGCAGTAATTATGTAACCTTTTCAATTCCAAAAAACTTAATAAGTACAGATGATATTATTCTAAAGAAAGATAATGAAAATTATTTAGTTAGAAAATCTACTAATTATAAATATAACGATTTACCTATTGCTTCAACAACTTCACTAGGTGGAATAATTGTTGGAGATAATTTAACAATAGATAGCAATGGAAAACTAAATGCACAAAGTGGAGGCAGTGCTGCAACTATTCAAGTAGGAACAACTACTACTGGAGAGCCAGGAACAGATGCACAAGTAACAAATAGTGGAACATCAAGTGCAGCAGTTTTTGACTTTGTTATTCCCAGAGGAGCAAAAGGAGAAAAAGGTGAAACTGGTCCACAAGGAGAAACAGGACCGCAAGGAGAAAAAGGTGAACAAGGCGAGCAAGGTGAAAAGGGCGATCCTAATACACTTACAATTGGAACTGTAACATCAGGTGAAACAGCAAGTGCAACTATAACAGGGCAATCTCCAAATCAAGTATTAAATTTAACTTTACCTAAAGGTGATAAAGGCGAACAAGGAGAGCAAGGACCACAAGGTGAAATAGGACCACAAGGAGAACAGGGTATTCAAGGAGAAAAAGGAGATACTGGTGCTAGTGGACAAGATGGAATTACTCCTAACATTCAGGTAGGAACGACAACAACATTAGCAGCAGGAAGTCAAGCAACAGTAACACAAAGAGGGACGACAGCAAATCCTATATTTGATTTTGGTATTCCAAAAGGAATTGATGGAGGTGTAACAGATTATAATAATCTAACCAATAAACCAGTTATAAATCTATCAAGTGAAGATGCTTCTAATCCTATTGTTCTTTATAATCTTGATGAAGGTATTTACAAATTGTATGGATATATAAAGTATTATCCAACTTATGCTGGAACAACAGCAATAACAAGTCCAACATTAGCAACAGTAAGTAAAAGTTCAACAACCACTTATATTCAATTACTACAGCCTTATGGAAATGAGGTAACTGGATATGAAATAACAAGTGCTAGTTATGTTGAAAGAAAAATAAAATTGGATAGAGCAGATTTATTTAAAAACTTATTTAATAAAAATGATATTGTTAATGGTTGGTTAAGATATTCTGATAATGTTTTGATGGATGTAACAAGTACTACATTTATGACTTCAGGATATATAGAAGTTAAACCAAATACTCAATACACTCTTAATTTAGTTGATGCTACGAGTTTAAGTAGTGGAGGAATAATGCAGTATGACAGTAATTTCAATTGGATACAGCCAGGAATTTCAGAAACTCAAGTCGTAATGACATTTACAACAACTAGCACAACAAAATATGTAAGATTTGTTTTAAGAAATGATGCTAAAGATAGTATTCAAATGGAAGAAGATTCATCAGCAACAAAATATACACCATTTGCTGCTTATATAGTCGAGAGTGGTTCTAATCAATATGGGACTTGGACTAAATATAGTGATGGCACTATGATTTGTTCTTCTGCTATAAAAAGAGATATAACTTTTTCACAAAGTGGGAATGTTTATACAGGAACAACGAACGCCAAAGTATATTATCCACAAGAATTTACATCAATGCCTAGAGTTATAAGTAATACTGAATGGGATGTAGATTATTACTATTGTGCTGTTTATGGAATGATAAGAAATAAAATTTCAATTAACTCTATTACTTTTTTAAGAACTACTTCTCCTAGTGGTACTGTAGAAATACCTTTTATTTATACGGCAATAGGAAAATGGAAATAAGAAAGAGGTGAAAAAATGACAATAAATGTTTATTTGAATAATGATAGAACTTATGAATGCAATAATTTAATCATAGGAAAAACTTATGAAAATGAAGCAACTAAATTATGGTTTGTGTTAGATGAAGAAATGTATGATAAAGATTTCTACTTAGAATTTGAAAAAATAGATGGAACTAAATTTAGTACACCTAAATTAGAAATAAAAGAAGAAGTAGTAGAAGATGTTCTTGAAGGAGTAACAGGATTAACGCTTAAATATGTAGAATATGCTATTCCAAATTCTTTATTAGATATTGCTGGTGATCTTAAAGTAGAAGTAGTGTTAAGAAAAGATGGTACTGTATTTAAAACTTATACAATGAAATTTACAATATTAAATTCAATTAATGCTAGTGAAGATATGCCTAATCAATATCCTGATTTTATATCAGAAGCACAACAAGTACTTGATGAAACAAAAGAAGTACTAGGAGATGTAGAAAAAGCATTACCAGTTGGAGGTACAGCAGGACAAGTATTAACCAAATTAAGTGATGATGATTTTGATTGTAAATGGAGTAATGCAGGGCAAGGAGATATGATGAGTTCTGTATATGATACTAATCAAAATGGAATAGTAGATAATGCAGAAAAGGTTAATAATCACACAGTGGATAGTGATGTACCAAGCAATGCTAAATTTACAGATACAATTTATGATGATACTGAAATAAAAAAATTAATAGCAAATGTGAAAAATGAAATACCAACTAAAGTTAGTGAGTTAACTAATGATAGTGGTTATATAACAAGTTATACAGAAACTGATCCAACAGTGCCTAGTTATGTTAAAAATATCACAGAAGAAGATATAGCAAAATGGAATGCAGGTGGAGGTAGTGGTGGAACAAGTGATTACAATGATTTACTTAATAAACCATTTGTAAATATAACAGGTACACAAGAATCACCAATATACTTAAGAGCATTATCAACAGGAGCATATATATTAAATGGCAATTGTTCTCCTTATGATGGTTCAGAAGTGTATATGGGAGCAAATAATGCAGTAACTTTTGTTAATCATTTTGATGCAGTAACAGCAATTCAAATATTTTATCCACCTTACAATCAAGTTCAGTATTTTGAAATATATGATGATAACTATACTACAAATACAGTTTATTTAAATAATTTAACAACAAAAGAATATGTTGATGGATTAGTAGGATCAATTAATACTGAATTAGCAGCCTTAACAACAGTTAGTGAGGTGAGTGAATAATGGCTACAAGTGCAGACTATATAAATCAATTAAAAATAGATAAGCAAACACTTGTTAATAATCTAGTAGCAAAGGGAGTAACCGCAACAAATGATGAAACATTTACTTCATTAGTACCAAAGGTTGCTAATATACAAGGTGGTGGTACATATGCTCCTGAATATATTTCCTTTTATAAATTTAGTGGTACTGATATATCTGAAAATTTAGAAGGGCTAAATACAAGTAATATTACTAATATGTCTTATATGTTCAGTAGTTGTTCTAAATTAACAAGTATTGACATAAGCAATTTTGACACAAGTAATGTAACTAACATGAGTAACATGTTCAATGGTTGTTCTAGTCTGGTAACTCTAAATCTTGGCAATATTGACACAAGTAATGTAACTAACATGAATAGCATGTTTAGTAGTTGTACTAAAATTAAAAAAATACCGCAAATAAATACGAGCAATGTAACAAATATGTATGGTATGTTTAATAACTCAGCTTCAATTGAAAAAATACCTGAATTAGATGGAAGTAGAGTTATAACAGTTGAAAGGCTTATTAATATTCAAAACACAAAATTAACTGATTTTGGTGGTATTAAAAATTTAGGAAAAAATTATTCTATTACAATTTCACCACAATATACTAATTATACTTTAAATTTAAATATGTGTCCTAATTTAACAGAACAATCACTAATAAATGTCCTTACAAAATTATATGATATAGCAACAAAAGGTTGCCAAATTCAAAAAGTAAATTTAGGAAGTACTAATTTAGCAAAATTAACATCAGAAGAAGGACAAGCCGCACTAACACAAGCACAAAATTATGGCTGGACAGTAGTTTAGAAAGGAGGATGATGAAATATGTATGATATACCAGATGATGCAGTCTTATTAAAAGAGGGATTATATGTTCAATATATTCAAAGTGGAGAAAATACATTAATAAGACTTTTTGCAGCAGAGGGATATGCAATCTATTATGTGCATTCAACAGAAGAAGAAAGAACATACTCTTATAGAGCATATCTAGCAGTAAATGATAGCATAGATAACTATGATGTATGTATAGTAACACCTGATATGGAAGTTGTAGGAAAGCCTAACCAAGAAGAAGTAATTTAAGGAGGAAAATATGGGTGGAACAGTAACAGTAGAAAATACCTTAACAAGCACAAGTACGAATAATGCCTTAAGTGCTTATCAAGGTAAAGTACTTAATGAAAAAATAGGAACATTAGATACAAGAGTAACAACACTAGAAAATAATTCTAGTGAAAGTTCTCAATGTAATTGTGAGACAAAAATATGGACAGAACCAGTTGCTTAAAGAAAGAGGAGAGTGATAAATATGGCAACAACAACAGTTAATGGAATTACAATTAACAAAATTACAAAATCTCAATATGATGCGGAGGTGTTAGCAAATCACATAACAGCAGAGCAACAACAAAACGAAGTTTGGGTATTTACTGATGATCAATTTGTAAGTGCAAGTGAAAAGGAAACTTGGAATGGTAAAAGTAATTTTAGTGGAAATTACAATGACTTAACTAATAAGCCCACAATTCCAACAGTACCAACAAAATTAAGTTCATTTACTAATGATACAGGATTTATTACAAAGACAGTAAATAACTTAGATAATTATTATAAGAAAAGTGATACTTACACAAAAACAGAAGTTAATAATTTAATCAATGGTATTTCTACAATGAATGTATCAGTAGTAAGTTCATTGCCTACAACAGGAAGTACAACTACTATTTATCTAGTAGCAAAAAGCACAAGTACAACGCAAAATATTTATGATGAATATTTGTATGTTAATAATAAATGGGAAAAAGTTGGTGATACTCAAATTGATCTAAGCGGATATGCTTTAAGTTCAGATATTCCAACAAAAACAAGTGAATTAACAAATGATAGTAACTTTGTTACTGATAGTTCATATGTACATACAGATAATAATTTTACAAATACATATAAAACAAATATAGATAATAATACTAATTCTAGACATACACATTCTAATAAATCAGTATTAGATAATACAACTGCTTCTTATACAACTGCATTAAATACTAAACTAAATGGCATTGAAACAGGAGCAAAAGCAAATGTTATTGAAAGTGTAAAAGTAAATGGTACAGCATTAACACCATCTAATAAATCAGTTAATATAACAGTTCCAACAGCAGTAACAAAAATATGGGAGTAGTTTATGGGTGTAACAAAAGTAAATGGAGTTACTATTAATAAACTAACTCTTTCTAAATATAGAGAGTTAAAAAATAGTAACTCACTTTCAAAAAATGAGAGTTATGTTATTACTGACATAGACGAGCAATTACCAATATATAAAGCAAGTGAAGATACTTCTAATCCAATCATATTAAGAAATTTAAATACTGGTATCTATAAAATATATGGTTATTTTAAATATTATTCTTCTCAAAGTGGAATAAGTGGAGTAGATCCCTTTGCTTATGTAATTGTAGAGAAAGGAACATCTTACTCTTATGTAACTATTATTTCAAGTAATAGTTCTAAAAGGTACAAGATAACTAATAGTTCTTATGAAGATTTAGATGATAGTGGTTGGAAAAATGCTACATTAACTAGTAATTTCAATGCTTATAGCAATATTTCTTCAAATACACCTCAATATAGAAAAGTGGGAAATATAGTTGAAATAAGAGGAGTTGTATCACCAAAAAGTAATTTGAATGGTAGCACTACTGGTGTAACAATATTTACTTTGCCGACAGGCTATAGACCATCAAATGCGATTTTTGAAATATGTCAAGGTTCAGGAAAAAATGTTTGGCTACTTACAATTAATTCAAATGGTACAGTTCAATTTTCAAGATATGGAACAAATGCTAATGCAACAGCAAACACAAGTGCTTGGTTATGTTTTAATAAGACATTTACTATTTAAGGATTGATTAAATGAGATACTTTACAAAAGTACATGATTTTTATAAATCTAAAGAGTGGAAACAACTAAAACAAATTTTAATGAATGAAAGGTTAAATGAAAATGGTGAGTTGATTTGTGAACATTGTGGGAAACCAATTTTACATACTTACGATTGCATTCCTCACCATTTTCAAATTCCTTTGACTTTAGAAAATGTTAATGATCCAAGCATTTCATTAAATAAAGATAATCTTATGCTTGTACATTTTAGATGCCACAACCAACTAGAACATAGATTTTCTAGTTATGAGAAAAATGTATATTTAATAGTTGGTCCACCTTGCAGCGGTAAAACAACCTTTGTTAAAGAAACTGCTAATGGACAAGAAGATTTAGTATTAGATTTTGATGAAATATGGAAATCAATAAGCATAAATGATAAATATGTTAAGCCTAACAGATTAAAGCCAATAGCATTTGCAATGCGAGAATGTCTTATGGAACAAATTAAAATGAGAAATGGCAAGTGGATAAATGCTTACATAATATCCACAGAGCCATTTGTTATGAATAGAAAAAGACTATGTGATAATTTGGGAGTAACAGAAACAATCTTTATGGATACAACAAAAGAAGAATGTTTAAAGAGATTACATGAAAATCCACAAGGAAGAGACATAGAATTATATGAACAAATTATAAATGAATACTATGAAAACTTTCAAAGTGAAGAATTAATTTGATAAAAAAGTTTTCAAATAGTATATAATATTAATAGGAGTGAATATGAAACAAATGCTTAAAGATATGATAAGAGTTTACAAACCAGAAGGAAT